TTACACCCCGCCTAGTAAAAGATTTTGCATATATTGCCCTTTTTCAGGAAGATAAATCAGAGCGATTTCTCTCACCCTTCGTGTTTCACTAATTAATCCAGCCTGTTTATCAGTAATGTCGATGACATCATAGATTTGTTGTCCGCAATTGACAGGAATTAATAGCGTATTTTTAAACGACTCTATCTCTGCTTTACGGAGGTAAGCCTCTCCGCGTGCCTGCCCGTCTGATACGCTGGCAATATTCCGGTCCTCTATCTGTATTGTCCTGTCATAAAAATGCTCCATCTGTTCCCATGAAAACGAATCCACGATTATTGGCTGCTTATTAATATCATCGAAGCCTTCGATGTGAACCTGGTTGATGTGCCAGCTATTGGCGTGATATCTGCCCTGTAAAATAACATGAGTCTGTCCGTAGGAATATTCAGAGGCGTCTGAAGACTGGGGATAGACCAGATAAGCTTTTACTCCCTCAATAAATAACAAATCAGGGACAAACGATAGTAATCTGTTAATTACGGTCATCCCGTTTTCGCCAGGCTGGATAGTAAAATCAGGATAAAAACTCGAGATGCTTGATGATCGCGATTTTACCTGCAGTTTTAAACCTGCTCTGGCAGCTACGGTTTCGATAATCTGTTTTACAGACATTTCGTTGCCATCTTTATTCCATCGAAATTGATGCCGGGCTTTCCAGTTCGCCAGTAAACTCCAGCCGTCTACACCATGCAGTACCAATTTACTTTTTCCGGCAGAGTTGATATGCTCCCATCCATTGAGCCAGAAAGCCAAACCGGGGCTCGTTTCATTTCCCTGTGATGTACAGTAGCCGGGACTGACTTCAATTTGACCGCCAAAATTCAATACCGTTAAGTTATCCTTTCCGGGATATTTGTATCTACCATCGTCATTTCGCAGTTCCACCATCAGCCTGCCCATTTCTCCGGAAATATCATATTTAAGAGCAAGGACATCATTGGTAATATCGAGGCTTTCTGAAGATAATTCGGCTCTCCATACTCCGTTAGCAGTAGATAGCCAACAGTAGCCGCTATGATGTGCCAGCGCCATTCCGTATTCACAGGAATAATTAAACGGTACGGGTTCATGCCAGAGATTATCGGTAAAAGCTGTATCCGGAACTGAATGCATAAACAGTGGACGGGTATAGTTCTGCACTCCAATAAATTTTTCCGAGAAAAACGCTCTATAGACATCAGGTTTGTCGAGAAACACCCCGCAGAATTCATAATAGTTTCCGGCAGGGGCTGAAGCTATTTCTTTTATCGAAGACCACGAACCGGCTGGCACATCTCCGCCGTCGCCGTAGGTAAGCGACCAGACTTTATAGTTACCGGCGGTATCCTGCCCGGTAATCAGCAGGTTCCAGTCGGCTTGATAAAATGTTGCAATACTCGTAAGTTCGCCGGTCGTCTTATTCCAGGCGGATTTCAATTGCCAGCTGCCACTCACGCACTTTTTAATGTACAGAGCAGCCTGGTCGATAAAAAATAATGCAATATCTCCGCCGGTTTTATAAGATGCGTTCATGCCGTTAACATCAATTGAAGAAGAATAATCGAGCAGTTCAGAACTATCCCAATCTGCCCCGTAATTGGAACTTTTCATTCGCCATAATTCTTGATTAGTATTTATCCAGAAAATTGAGACTTCGGAGCTGTAAGCCGCTGTTGCCACTGCCAGACAATTATATTTGCCTGTATAATTCCATGTGCTGAAATCGGACTGCTCTCCCGGATTTACCGCTCTTTGAAAGTATAATTTACAACCATCCACCGGCGGAGTAATCCTGACCCTGATAAGTGAACCGTCGTCTGCAACACATAGTCCGTGATAATATTCGTTTTCAGTACCCTCGTATAACCTCTCCCATTTCAATCGGGTCACATCCGTCATTTGATTTTTTACTTCAAGCTGGATATATGGAGAATACGTGCTTGCTTTTTGAGCCAACAGTAAAGTCGATGAAAGATTTCTCATTTGGATTCATCCGTTTTTTCTTCTCTCTGATTGGGAATATAGTCTTTGCCCCAGAACAGGTGACCGGCAATATATCCCAGTGCGAAGGCGGTTAATAACCAGAAAATTAAGTGCCAGAACCAGTGCCCGAGTAATGCGCCCGCAGCTACCAGTCCGATCAACCACAGGAACTCCAGTTTATACCAGGCGTCTCTCAGGATATACGTCCAGGGTCTGCCTCCAAATTTAGACCATAGAAGTTTATATAAATTTTTCATAGAACATCACCTCTCATTAAGGTCCGGCATCGGTACTTGTAGATGCCGATGGAGAACAGGGCTGGTACAGAGACCTCGCTCTAACACGATTATTTTTTCCCAGTTTTTTCAATTCATACCGGAAGAAGTTAAGCCTGTCTCTTCCCCATTTAAGGAATTCGCCGGGTGTCGGTGTTCCGCCGATATTGACATGGTTGACGGCATAGACTGCCCACTCTAGAGCGGCATAACCGCAGGCGCCTGTCACAATCAAATCCTCGTGTCTTGTTGGAATTGTAGAATTATTAATATCCAGTGTGTGCAATTGTCCGTAATAAATTATGATATCCGAACCATCGGGTACTATCTCGCCAAGCAGAGTGACAGTACTTCCCCATAAGGAAAAACGCTGATATTGTTTCGGGAATTTGTTAATCGGGTACTCAATGGCTTCCACCTGAATACAATCGCTTAAAGATGAAATATCGATTTCTCTGGAACCTGGAGTGGTGGATTTATTTGTCTTTTGTTCACAAGGGATAGCTTCTGAATAGCTTTTAACCGCGGCGGCGATGTGTCTGTCGATTTCATCATCCGTCCATCGACAATTGCTGGCGTCTTCGTCGTGTAAATCACGTCTGACAATCGTTCTCATTTCGCTCAAATTCATGTTTAACTCCTGTACGCACGAAAAATATCAATATATAACTACAAATATTGAAACAACACTGCATTATCAACTATTAAGTTAAGGTTTTCCTTATTTAAATTTGTTTGGGACTTGCTAAGTGATTATTGATACTTCTCGTAGGGTTGAGGCTTTTACCTCAACCCTACGTAGCATTAGTCCTGGACGCCGATAAGCGCCGCCGCTTTGATGGCGCTGAACAGCGCCAGCGACACGTACCATTTGATCCTGTGTCGGCTGGCATCCTTTGTCTCGAGAGAACCAATCGGTTCGATGGTCATAAAGCCGGGTGCTGTCAGACCGCACAGTGCACCCTCACCCATCTGTAAAGCGTAGATAGTAGAACACGTCCCGCCGGTTGTTACCGTTTCAACTCCGCTTGCCACCGTATGAGTGTCCAGAATCCAGTCACTCACCCCGATCGGTACTCCGTCCCAGTACTGGACAAAATTACCCCAGCTATCCCGGTCGGATTCAATCATCCCGCCGGAAGCCCTGATGAGTGCATTGATTTTCCGTCTGGAGCGACGGCTCATCAGCAATATGTCCGGCTTTCCACCCTTAACAGCATCGACCAACTGGTCGAGCATCGAAAGGGTTAATACTGCGCCGCTCTCACCGGCAGCGATTAACTGTGTGCCTGCTGTTCCCGTGTTTATAAGCTTACGCAACCCATCGAACTGCTTGGCATTGCTTACCGAGTCGCCGTATATAAAGATATCTTCGAACTTGTCTTTAAGCGCTTTGGCTTTCAATTCCACCACTGCCGCTTCGAGATCCTGTATATTTGAACGGGTTGCTTTCAGGAAATTGTCCACATCTGCATCGCCGCCCATAATCTTCAGGTTGGCGGTTTTCTGTTCAAAGGTCGGTGTCGATTCTGACCAAGCATCACCGACATCGTAAAAATCGATATTCGGCAGGTTTTTTTCTTGATTATAGGTGAGTCCGTTTCCTGTAATTTCTACAAAGGGCATCACTCTCAAAATAGGTGATTCCTTTACGATCGTTTCTATTATCCCCTGAAGCAGGATATCATTGGAAAGTTTCGATGCTTCTGATAATGTTAGTGCCATTATTTATTACCTCCTATTGCGTATTGGATTTTTTCTCGTGCGGAGAGTGCTGAGAATTCGACAACCTGTCTACCCGGCGCCCCGGCAGGTACGCGGTTATGAGCGCTCTCTTTTTCCACAGATTTCTTTATTTGCCCGATTAAATCGAGAGCTTTCTCCAGTGATTCATCGATTGCCTCAACCGTATCTCCTTTTATCAATTCCATGGTGATGCCGGGATGCATTTGAATTATGCGTGTCTTATATCTCTGGGTAATGGCTGATAGCGACTTGTTTGCGTTTGATAGCTGTTCTTCAAACTCATTTACCGACTTTTTCAAAACGGCAATTTCAGTATCTTTCTCTGTTATTATTTGTTTAAGTTCAGCTACCCTCTCCCTGTGCAGTGTGTTATCAGCCTTGTCGTTTTCCTGTGGGGTTTCCTGTTCGTTTAAATTTTCAACCAAATTTTCCTCCTCGATATTATGCACTTGGGACCTCTGTGCGGTTCATATTTTCTCTCTCACTCTCTATGCCCCTGAAAGGTCTCATATTTTGAATTCGGTTCATTTTGAGAATGGACTCTCTTTCTTCCAGCCAGCGAGAGAATTCATTCTCCGGGTCTTTTATGCCAATCTCGTCCATTGCCGTGCGGCGGGAATGAATCCCGCCATGTACCATCGCCTGCTCATTCGCCACCAGTTTTGCCATATCCCGCGGTAATGCCGGGCTCCAGACAACACGCAGACAGTAATCACCGAAATTCTCGCAGCAGTATTTTTCGATGAGTTTTAGAATCATACGGTTGCGGCGATTGTAGGCAATAGTCCTGATAGCCCTCTTACGGTCAACTTTTTGCAGCAGCGGCTGGAGTTCTAGTTCGAGAGCAACACCGGAAAGGTCTCTTTCCGTACCTCCGAAAGCTGCCCGCGGTGTTTCCGAAACATCGTGTAGTGTCCGGTATAAAAGGTTTATGTAGTCGATGTGGAGCTGAATGCCGCCGCCCTGAAGTAAATCAAGCAAATAAGCCTTGGCATCTTCTGGTATATTCCAGACAGCCCCGGGTTTTATGGCGATGTCCTCGGATTGCTCTACATTCTCCAGCACTGCGATAGGATTTCCCGATAACTCGAGAATACGGGATAATTGCGACATTGCTCTGTTAAATTCCTGCTGGGGCGCTATCACCTGTGTTAAATCCGAGATGCCCCATAGTTGTTTTGGTTCCCGTAAATTCGGGAAAACGATAAACGGGATGAATCCATAAGGATTAGGTTTCTTTTCTATACGCACATCGTCCACCCACAACTCAAATTCTTGAGCTGTCCATAATTCAACTACAACAGAGTTTTTACTTTTAGATTTTGTTCCGTACATTGTTTTTGCGATATCGTTGTCCAGATGGTACCGGGATGCCACGCGCCATATTGCTGAGGTATCATCGCCTTTATTCCAGAGATAAATACCCTGCACATCCGGGGCAGTGACGCGTACGGTTGCCGCATCAGTATCCCAGATGACTTTATAGCAGGCATCGCCCAGCACCGCACAATCGATTTCAGTCTCGAAATCAAGTTGTTCTAGCCCATTTTCTTCATAAATCCGTTGCAGTGCCGCTTCGGCACGGCGGGCGGCTGTTTTAGCTTCGACTGAATCATTAACAGGATCAACGACATACTTGACACCGGATGTCAGATAGGAGGTCATTTTATCGATAACCACGCGCGCATAATTAAAGGTCAGGTGTTTTTCGCCGGTTCTTTCTCTATCACGCCATTGTTTCCCCTGGTAGAAATCAAGCAGTTCGCGATAGCGTGTCAGCCTGTCAATATCACGGCGGGAAAGGACTGCAGGTTTAAATTCTTCAATCACTTCTTTGCTCCTCTGTTTACATCTCCGAAAGCAAGTTTAAGCGCTCTCTGTACGGTACGGCGGCTTACCGAGAAAATCTGTGCCAGTTCGCTGATACTTTTACCTTCTTTTGTGAATAATCTCGCCATTTCTGCCGCCCGGTGTCTTTTTAATAATCTCTGCTTGCCGCCCAGCTCATCATAAACACAGACGGGCAGGTGGCAATTCAAACAGGAACGTGAAAACTCACAGCCATTATCTTGGTACTGGCAATACTCCGGGGGAAGGTCAAAAGTGAAATCATTCAT